GCTTTCGCCCCACCTCTCTGATAATGGATGCTCGAAAGGAGTGCCATTTAGGAGGACACTTATGGCTTTTGCGCAACCGCGCACCCTTTTGACTAGTGACTCGAAGGTAGTCAATCTTTGGCACTTTGGTTATGATCTGGGAACAGATCATTACGTCTTTGCCGGGACTGTACCTTTAACGAGCGCACCAACATCCTACAGTTTAATGTCGGATGTGGTCAATAATAGGGGAGTTAATAACCCTATTAATCACTTGTCAATGCAGAGCAATTTGAAGGCTCTGGTACCATGGCGCCACACTAATGGAGCACTCATAACCCCGAAAGAGGATATGCCTGTTCCTATTAACGTGGACGACTATTGGTTCGGGATTGCTGCCATAATTCCGCATCCCTCGCCCTCAGTTTTGCAAGATTTCGCTCTGGCGGCTCATAAAGAGTTTACAGAGCAAATTCCTAGTGATGTTAGCGTTGCTAACTTCATCTACGAATTAAAAGATCTTAGGAAAATGATCCCTAAGTTCTCTAAGGATCTTACAAAAACTGCTTCTTCTAATTTCTTGCTGTACAACTTTGGGATCGCTCCCTTCGTTGATGACGTCAAGAAAATGATGAACCTTGCCGACCAAGTGAACAAAAGGCTAACATACCTTATGGCCACTTTGGGCAAGGAGCAACGAGTTAGATTCACTAGACCCATTCCCGAGGAATCGTGGAATGGCGCCGCAGTGATTCCCTATTCGATGCCTGATTTCAACACCGTTTTCGGTGAATTTCACATCGAGTTTAGAAGAAAAAACTATACAGGCACTTTCCGCGTAAGCGCGGATTTCCTCCAAAATTTGGAGGGCCTCGATAGTCAGTTGGGGACGATGAAGGCCTTTGCAGCGGCTGCGGGATTTAACAACCCAGCGGCGATAGTTTGGGAAGCAATTCCCTTTTCTTTCGTCGTGGATTGGTTGTTCTCGTTTCAAAAGTCGCTGGACTACCTGGCCATTCAACCTTTCGGGGGAGAATGGCGTATAACAAATGTTTACCACTCTCTAATTGAAGAGTGGCAATATGAGGTATATCAGGTAGGACCTACTCGATCCATGGCTCCCTTCCCAGATAATGTGAAGGAATTCCTTGGATCGATGACGGTGCAAAGGTATATGCGGTTAAGTGGTCTCCCAGTGAGTTCCGTCCTATTATGTGACGGTTCACTGTCTCCGAAGCAGCAGATGCTCTCCCTAGCGTTACTCAATGAGTTTCGCTAAAGCGCACATGTTGTAAAGTCGCTTTTTGCTCATCATGTCCTTATTGGATATTTGAGTGAAGAGCTAGTGCGAGGTGTCAACATGCTTGCAAACGACATAACGCTCGACAAAGCCGACGGAACTGACGTTGTCTTCAAATTGGTCTCTCAAGACCAAAATGGGACACGTCGATTAGATGTGGCGAGTACTCTTGCCCTACCCACTACGCTTATTATTAAGCACAGTGTGACAGGTAAGGATCCTCTCCTCATCGATCGACATCTTATTCAGTTGAATAAGACTGTCGCCGCGGCAATCGGTACAGCGACGGTTAATCTCAACTTTACGTTGAGTATCCCTCGCAATGTGGCTATCACCAACACGATTATCGCTGATATGGTTTCCCATCTCATCGATTTCTTGTTGGATGGTACACTTACCGGTTATGCAACTCATGCAAATGTCGATGCGATACTGCGCGGCGAATCCTAGGTGGAATCGCACTTATGGAGGTATATGCATGTGCATATATCATCATAGGGTCAGGAGGCTTACTAGTCCCCTGATTACACGCGCAGACCTTTTGCTACGTCGTTTAGGGTTAGCATTGCAAGCAATTTGGCCTTGGATGACTCCCGAAAGGACTCATGAAAAGCCAAGACGAGTTTATACTCGGCCTGCAATTACAACTGGTTCGTCGCGATCCTCTCAAGCTATCATCAGTAAGGAACCTCAAAAGAGATCTCCAGACCGTAAGGTCTAGAGTTTCTTATGAGGGCCTCTCCTTCTTGACCAAGACTTTACCCTTATTGGGAAAAGCACTTGATCAGGGATTAGAGACATCTAGGTTCAAACTTCCTAGAACCTTTCGGGGTTTTAAGAAGTCAAGTAGACCCGCATTTATGCAGGCGTACTTTAACCTAGTCTTCGCTGAAGACGGCAATCTCCTGGACGTAGTATCTGCCGAGGCCATTGGCCATCTTCGACAGGTTCTCTATTTCGCGTACAAGTATGAGTTACCTTATTCGGAAGCTGAGACGTCTCGAGTTATTGAGACGTTTATTCAGACCGATGCGGAACTCGCACTCTTGGATATTCCTCTGGCAAGTGATACTTTATCGCTTGCCAAGATTATCACAAGGAAGGTCTTTGATGGTTTTAATCATCTGGACATTCATCCGCGACATGGTCCGGGAGCAGTGGCGACGGGTGAAAAGCTTGATGCCAAATGGTATTTTACCAGAAGGTATCAGAGCTTGGACACCGTTTACCCCTTCCATAAGTATTTTCTTATGGGAGGTATTTGGGAAAACGTGCTCGATTGGAGTCGGTTTCCACCAGTTACTCACCAAAATGGTAGAGCGAAGGTGGTACTTGTTCCAAAAGATTCACGCGGTCCGCGTCTTATTTCTTGCGAACCACTGGAATTCCAGTGGATACAGCAAGGCCTTGGACGAAAGATGGCGAGTCACTTGGAATACGGTTCGCCGTATACCAAAGGACAAGTCAATTTTACGCGTCAAGACATCAATAGTAATCTTGCTAAGACTAGCAGTGCTAGTCAACAGTACGCTACTCTTGATCTCAAAGATGCGTCGGACAGGGTCTCACTCGAGCTGGTTCGGAGAATCTTTGAAGATACTCCTGACCTTCTACGGGCTTTAGAGGCCTCGCGTACGACAGAGACACTGCTTCCTGATGGAAGAGTTGTTTCACTCCTCAAGTATGCGCCAATGGGATCAGCTTTATGCTTTCCCGTTGAAGCGTATGTCTTCTGGGTGATCATTGTCTCTGCACTAATATCCCACTCCAAATTGCCACTGGAGAAAGTGGGTAGCCAAGTCTTCGTCTATGGAGACGATATTATCGTCCCCACAGAGTGGGCTTTGGTTAGCATACAGGCTCTAGAATCTTTTGGCCTACGGGTCAATAGAGACAAATCCTGTATCAAGGGCTATTTTCGCGAAAGTTGTGGCACCGACGCTTATAATGGCGTCGATGTAACTCCACTGCGCTTAAAGACCCCTTGGACAAACCGCAGTTCTGATGGGTCTGCCTACGTTGCATTCATTGAACTTGCGAATGCTTTAGCATTGCGAGGGTATGATGCTTGTAGTGATGCTATTCGGAAAGAGGTCGATCGTGTGTATGGTAATATACCTTACGGCACGTCCCGATCCTCATATCCGTGTATTATCATCACTGATCCTGCACGAGCAGTTTTTCTAAATGGAAAACTGTTTCGCAGGAGAGTGAACAGACGTTACCAACGTATCGAGTTTCTTCTACCTAGCCTTTCATCTAGGCGAATTAGGACTAAACTCGATGGTTGGCAGAGATTGATGCGAGACGTTGTCTCGCCGGCTTTCTCTGATCCATCAGTTATCGTTGTGCCACGCTCGATACAAATAAAGCGTGAATGGGCGGCTGTCTTCTAAGGAAGGCAGTTTCGTTAGCGAGGAAC